TCATCATCACCTCAATCAATTGAGGTAGTCAAAGACAAGTACGGCAATGAGTGGACATACGGACACCCAGATGCCCCAGACTTACCAGATGGACGTGGCAAGTACGCCAAGAAGAAGGGCGTATCCAAGGCTGGTAAGGCTTACGTTGGTTGGTTTGACCCAGCCAAGGGACCAAAGCCATTTAAGCCAGGTGTTGCTGAAGCAGAAACAATCTGGACTAAAGGCTAACAATGCGTTCACTACTACAAGTAGTCGGTGTGGAGTCACCTGCTGGTAAGCAATTACCAGAGGTGCTCCCTGCTCTTACCGCAAGTCAAGTTGCCTTCCGTCAGGCTCAACTGCATTTGATTGCAGGACAGCCAGGTGGCGGTAAGACACTGATTGCATTGTGGTATGCCATCGCCTCCAAAGTTCCAGCGTTATATATCTCAGCGGACTCTGATTCAAGAACAATAGCGACTCGTGCAGGCGCAATCATTATGGACAGAGAAGTGTCTGACGTTGAGAGAATCATGGATACTGAAGCCAGTGTTCTTCTTGAAGATGCATTGGCTGAAGGTGCAGGACATGTTCGGTTTGCCTTCGACCCAGCACCCTCGTTACAAGACATCGAGGAAGAAATCGAAGCGTGGATTGAACTGCACGGTGCTGCACCTGTGGCGGTGTATGTTGATAACTTAATGAACGTCGCTTCATCAAGCGACAATGAGTGGACTGCATTGCGTGATGCAATGTCAGCGTTCCACTATATGGCTCGTGAATATGAAACTGCCTTCATCGTTCTTCACCATGTGTCGGAGAACGAGAAGATGTCTAAGCCAAACTACCCAGCGCCACGTAAGGCTCTGATGGGCAAGGTTGCAGCCCTACCAGAACTCGTCTTATCCGTGGCGCTGGATAGCGCATCTAATGTTTATCGTGTGGCTGTCGTGAAGAATCGTCACGGTAAAGCTGACCCGAATGCTGAAGAGTACATAACACTGGCAGCAGAAGCTAGCAAGATGACTCTGTATAACTCATCGACAGAATTGTTTAGAGCAAGGACGATGAGCCAATGGAAGTAACTAAATCAAGTTTCGATTTAGATTTCTCATATGGTCGTGAAGGTGAGAAACTAGTTGAACAACTTCTGACCAATGGTAAAACTGTTGAAGTAAAGCGTGACCGCAAGTGGCACAAGACAAACAATGTTTACATTGAGGTTGAGTGCTGGTATCTTAAATCCCAATCTTGGGAACCATCTGGTTTATCAGTAACGCAAGCTGATTACTGGGCATTCGTCTTAGAAGAAGGCGTGATTATGGTTCCGACAGATTACGTAAGATATGTAGTCAAGAACTGGGGTCACGAGATTACTTGTGAGATTCCCCCGAACCGAAGTAAAGGTTACTTGGTTACTATAGAAAACTTATTGTCCGCAATGAAGTTACTACGAAAGGGAAGTGCAGATGAAATTTCCAGACTTGACCAGGGGGTTGTGTAGAGAGATTGGTATTGAGTTCTTCTTTCCAGAAGAAGGAGGAAGTGGTACTGATATATATACATACTCACGCAAGATATGTGGCAAGTGCGTGGTTAAGAATGAATGTCTGGAATGGGCTATAAGACATGAGGCTTATGGCATGTGGGGCGGGACAACCCCAATGGAGCGCAAGAAGATTAGGCGCAGTAGAAATATAATTATTCAAGAGATACTAGTAAAGGATTATGTATGAAGACAATTGAGTTTACTATATTAAAGCGTTGGTTCCATATTGGTTTTAATTTTAGAAGGTTTGCTCTTGGCATCTGTATTGACAGATGGGGATTTAATTTAGACATCGGACCAATTTGGATTTCGATTGAGTTCTAATGACTACACCATCCAAACGCAAAGGCTCACAGTACGAACGTGACGTAGTCAAATGGCTTATCAGCATGGGCTACCCATGTGCTGAACGAGCTTACGGTGCTGGTCGCCATGATGATGTGGGTGACATTGATGGTATCGATGGTGTTGTTATAGAATGCAAGAATGAAAAACGCATCAACATCCCTGGTTATCTAAAAGAACTTGAGGATGAGATGATTCATGCGGATGCGGAAACAGGAGTTGTGCTAATAAAAAAGCGTGGCACATCTAATATCTCAGAGTCGTATGCAGTAATGCCTGCGGAACTCTGGGTGAATCTGCTAAAACAGGCAGGTTACAATGGACATCAGTGAAGCTGTGACAGAGTTTCACAAAATGAAAAGAGGTAACTATGCGGTTAGTGCTAGTGACTATACTTGGAATGATGCTGCCAATAGCAGCACCAGCCCAAGCGTTATCGCCAGAACTTACATTCGAGAAGAAGTTGTCCGTAGTCACGGACAAAAAGGAACGAGTGGAGTTGGCGTTAACACAGGTCACAACCAACAAACGCGAGGCTCAGTGTGCGATTCGTATTGCATACAAGGAGAGCCGATACAACGTGGACTCCCTCAACAAGTCGAGTGGAGCACGTGGAGTATGGCAATTACTCTGGGCAAAACCAGGGTGGTCATTACTCAAACAAACACAGGAAGCACACAAGTATGTGCTACATCGATACGACACTTGGTGCGAAGCGTACAGGTTTCACCAGGAAAGGAATTGGTATTAGGTCATGAACCAACCCGAATTTCTTGAAGCAGTCTTTCGTCATTACGGATTAGACCTACCGTTAGGTGGGGACAAATCCATCTTTTGTCCTGTACATGATGACTCACATAAGTCTGCTTCGGTTAATTCGGAGAAGGGTGTCTGGGTATGTTATGCATGCAGCGGACGTGGCGCTGGTATACAGATTGTCATGGCTCGTGAAAACTTAACATACTCAGACGCTCGTAAATGGGCAGAGAAGAACATAGGCAAGGAGTCGAAGAGCCCAGCTCCGACACGTGGACGTAAGTCCAGTAGTCGTTGGACTCCACCTAGATTGCGGTCAGTTAGATGACAACAATCATTGGTATTCAAGAACCAGACGGCTGCTTGATTGCAGCCGATAGTAGAACTACAACTGAGAAGGGTCGCCCTTACTCACATCCAATCGTAACTAAGATTACTAAACGCGGTAAGTTTCTAATCGCTGGTGCTGGCACTACTCAACCCTGTGACATAGTCCAACACATATGGAAACCACCAGCCATACCAGCTAACACAAAAGACATCTATCATTTTATGATTACAACTGTCATCCCTAACATGCGTGAATGCTTACGTGATAACGGATTCGTTCACGATGAGAAGACAGATGAATATGAATTCTTATTTTTAATGGCTGTGAATGGAACCATCTATGAAGTAGATGATACATACTCAGTCTTCCTACGCGACGATGGCATCTATGGCTTAGGTTCTGGGTCTTCCTATGCCATAGGTGCTCTCGCATCTGGTGCTAACTGGAAGAAAGCAATGCAGATAGCAGCCAAGAATGATGTGTATACTGCTCCTCCATTTGTTGTGCATAGGCAGGAGAAGAAGTGAAACCAAATCAAAAGCTCATAGACCTTTGGACTAAAGCAGCCAACACATATCATGCCAACCTTGCTGGTTCACCAGCCGAGGCATACCTTGAGAAGCGTGGCATCCTTAACGGAGCCGAACAGTTCAAGCTTGGGTATGTGGTTGACCCCGCACCTGGTCATGAGGATAGGTTGAAGCATCACCTATCTATCCCATACCTGACAGAGTCAGGTGTAGTTGGATTTAAGTTCCGCCGTATAGATGACGGCGACCCAAAGTATATGATTCCTACTGGTCAGAAGCACCACCTATATAACGTTAGTGCTATCCTTCATGCTGTCCATGAAGTATTGATTGTAGAAGGAGAGATTGATGCGATATCTGCTACCCTTGCTGGTCATCCTGCTGTCGCTGTGGCTGGCGTTAATGCTTGGAAGCCTCACTTTAGCCGTTGTTTTGACGGCATTGGGCGCGTTGTTATAGCCACCGATAATGATGCCAAAGAGGATGGTTCCAACCCAGGACAAGAACTAGCCCGCCGTTTATCTGATGCAATACCTCAAGCCATCCGCGTGTCGCTACCGCCTGATAGTGACGTTAATAGTATAATTGTCAGCCAAGGAGCTCAAGCGTTAACTAAGTTGATTAACGCACTGGATGAATAGAGGGAGCTCGTTGTCTGAAGATACTACCATCCTGCAATTCGAAGAGGATGCTCAAAAAATCTACGATGAATTGCTTGCGATTCTAGTAAAGAAACAAATTGATTACGGTCCATACAACATCTGGCATGCACCAGGTGGCGCAACCAATGGGCTGATGGTACGTATGTCGGACAAGCTAGAGAGATTAAAGAATCTTATCTATAGTCCCAAGTCAGAGAAACCTAAGAACGAATCTCTTGAAGATTCGTTTGTTGACCTGGCTAATTACGCCATCATCGCACTAATGGTACAGCGTGGGGTGTGGGCTAAGTATGCCAAGAAATCGGAATAAGACTTACGAAGAGCAACGTATCTCACGTATCCGTATGTATGGAATTAGCGTGGAAGATTACGACCGTATGCTTGAAGAACAAGATGGTGGTTGCCACATCTGTGGCAAGAAGCCAGAAGGCAGAGCTCTTGATATAGACCACGACCATGCAACTGGCAAGGTGCGTGGCTTGCTTTGTTCTAATCACAATCGTGCTCTTGGTTTACTCAATGATGATATTAAATTAATGCTTAGGTCTGTTGAATACTTGGTGAAATCCCTTGACTGACCTAGATAAAGACCATGAGATTTGGTCTGCAATCAATGACATAACAAGCACCATTGCTTGGGGTATAGCAAAAAGATATCACAGGTTTGTTGAGCTTGAAGATGTTAAGCAGGCTATGAATGAATATGCATGGAAGCGTAAAGATAAAGTATCCGAATACCTAATGCGTGAGGATGAGATAGAACGCAAGCAAGGATACAAAGCATTCAGCACATTCATACGCAGAGCAGGCGAGCGATACGCTCGCAAAGAGAAAGCTCGTGCGCTTGGTTATGAGTTAGGTGATGAATACTTCTACCGCTTGGCTATGATTGAAACTCTTATTAAGGTTATTGGTTCTGATGATGCTCACTTAACTAACCAAGTGATGGACCCAGATATCCATGGCGTTAAAGCAAAGAAGCAACCGAACGAAGGTAATAATCTTTTGGCTATGTTAGCTGATGTAGACAGAGCAATGAAGAAGCTAGACTTACGAACACATCAGATATTAAAAACTAAATACTCAACTGATGCACCTCTTGCTGAGATTGCAAAAGAATGGGACATCTCTCCACAAAGAGTGGAGCAGATTATCAACAAGGGACTAAGAGATATAACTGAGTATCTCGGAGGGGCAACACCATACTAATGAAGAAGAAACCTTTCTGGAAGACAACCAATCCAAAGAAGACATCCACTCCACTGACACCAGAAGAGAAAGCTCAGGCACGTGCTCGTGCCAAAGCTGCTGGTCGTCCATACCCAAACCTAATAGACAACGCTGCAGTTGCACGAAAGAAAAAGAAGAAGGGCTAATGCCTACATACGAATACGAATGTAGAGAATGTTCGTTCAAGAAAGAATTCAATATACATTTCGAAGTTGGTCCTGACTGCGACCAGTGTCATCGAACCATGACACGTGTGTGGACAGCGCCAGGTATACAGTTCAAGGGAACTGGATGGGGAGGAAATCACAATGGGTAAGTCAGGCAACCCTGCGAAGCGAGCTGTTACCAGCGAACCTAATGACCAGATAATGGTCTGTTGGTGTGACAATGGAACAGTCGATGGCAAGTTTATGGAAGGCGTGGTGTACACGCTGTTAACTGCTGGGCTACCTATTACTAGCGCACAACGTGTGCAAGGTAATCAGATAGGTAGACAACGTCAGACTGCATTCGATGTCTGGCATAAGCAGACTAACTTTGATTGGTTACTCTGGGTCGATAGCGATATCGTTCTTACGAACGAAGCTTTGCAGTTGGTATGGAAGTCTGCTCACAAGGTTGAGCGACCTGTTGTTAGCGGAACTTACTTCATCTCCAAACAGATGGAGAGTTCAATCATGCAGCCATATCCTGCAGTATTCATGGCGCATGAGGATGACAAGTACCTGATGTCATACGTCCACCCTCTGCCATTCAACCAGTTGTTGAAGGTTGATTACGCTGGGTTTGGATTCCTTCTGATGCATAGGTCAGTGGCTGACAAGATGCGTGAGTTCCATGGTGACATCTCATTCTTTATTGAGTCGATGGACGAGGCTAATGCTGATAAGGATACGTTCATTGGTGAGGACATCCAGTTCTTTATGAAGATGAAAGAGGCTGGGATTCCATTGCATGCACATACTGGTGCAACAGTAAAGCATATGAAGAGATTCGCATTCGATGAAGAGTTCTATAAATTGTATTGGGCTACGATGCTGAACAGTATGCAGGCTCAGGCGCGTAAAGAAAAAGAGGCGGAGGCACAAGCCCCCGCCCCTTCGGATGGTTCTAGTTCAAGCTGATGCGTGAGAAGAACTCACGCTGAACTTGGTCAGCGTTCTTACTCACCCCACGCCTGGACTGGAGCCCAACGTGCTAGTTGTCCTACGAGAACATAGGCATCACGTTTACCTCTTGATTCATCAAGAGCCTCGATGATTTCTACCGCTAGTTCCGCAGCACTTTCGGAGTTAGTGTTGTCAGGGTCAAGTAGGTTTGCAACCAACTTGATTTCCGTCGGGCGTGGACGTGACATCAGTACTCCTTCATACACTGCACGTACTTCTGGTGTACAGCCAGCGCTTCACGTGCTTCGTCTTCTGTGTGTCGCTCTATCTCTGCATTGCAGTAACCGCAGATAAGAATGACGCTAGTTAGATGTATCATGCTTCTTTCCTTTCCTTGTGCTCCTTATAGTAAAGCTCGCACACATCACCATCGATTATATGGTAATGCATGTGAGCACCAGACATGAAGAGGACTTCGTCCTCGTCATCTCCTAATCCGTAGGAATCGTGATACCCACAGTACCAAGTCCAGCCCCCGACTGGAACAATCTTCAGTCGGGAGGCTTTGACTTCCAGCGTATTTTTATTCTTTAGTTTGCCCATCATTCTCCTCTGGTGCGTAGATGATTACGTCGGTAACGAACCCCTCGGCATCATCGTGCAATGGCTGCTCTATAAGAGCAGGTTCGTTATGCTTTTGTGAATAGATGTGTAGGTAATCCAGTGCCTTGAGTATGTACTGCGCCACCCTTGGTGTGAGTTGTGGTTGTACATACTGCGGGTCTAGATGTTTCTGCAGGGGATTGGGATATTCCTTTGGTTCTTTCCATTGTTTCACGCTACCTCCTGTGTTACTAGGTCAAGAGCTTTGCTCTTGAGTCGGTCATACTTGCCAGCGATTACACGTTCTGCACGAGTAGCCTCCGACTTGTGTGAGTTCCAGTCAAGGTACTCGACGATTGCTTGGAACGCACCGAACGCAGTACCTTTGATGTTCTCTTGTGTGCTGCTGTGCTGGTAGATATTGAGCGCTGTGTTACGAGCGTCAGTGATACGGTTGTATGTACGTCGTTCACCAGTGCTGAGTTTGAAGTACGGTGTCTTCTCGACCAGTGCTGGCATGGTCCACATCTTCTTGAAGATGTCTTCCACTTGTGTATCTGATACCTCTACGTTGAGTAACTTGTCTGCGACAATCTCATACGTTTCGATACCTGTGTAGATAACGTCAAGCATCTTACGCATCTGCTCTACCTGCAGTTTGGCATTGGTTGTGTGGTGCAAGGAATACTTACATTCCTTACGGAAGATGCCACTGATTTGGTTGGAGCAGAAGAGTCGGTTCACAACTGGCGTGACACCGAGTGAGCATGAACCATCGTGTGAGGTTCGTGCTAGTAAGTAAGCAGCATGTGGGTCACCTGCAATCTTGACTTCCTTTGGAAGTTCAAGAAGCATCCAGACTTGAGCACCACCACGCAGCTCACCTGCGTTTGCATATCGTGCTTCACCTGAATCAACCAGTGCATCTAGAGCAGAGAACATATCTCCATTCTGAAACACTTGGTATCGTGTACCTACAGTGCCAAGCACTGACTGCCCGCCGTCCTTGTCGGTACGTACAGTTGCGAATGTGCTTGGTACTTGGAGTCTGCTGACACCCTCATCGTTTACTGCTAGGGCTTCAAGGTCAGCCAGCGATACGTGCCAGTCAAGACCAGCCTGTTGTGCTGCGTCTTGTGCGGATGTTGCGGTTACTGCTGAGCCAGCAATACTTGCTGACATTCTGCGTGTTGTTGTCATGTGTTTCCTTTCGTTAGTTGGTTGGTTGGGAGAGAGTATCTCATATGCGGTTGTCGAAGTCAACAACTGCCTGGGAAAGTTGGTCATGGTAATGACCCATTAGTGTGCGGAGCTCGCCTGTTTCAGACCAGAACGCCCACCATGTTACGAATGGGTGGTACTGGGATTCGGGGAAGAGGCAGAGGACTATCCATCCATCGCCTGTAGTTTTCTTGATATCGAGGATGGTTGCACCATTGGCGCAACGGTCACCTCGCTTGGGTGTTGACTTGATTGTGTCGGTTGTCATGTGCTTCCTTTCTATTGTTCTTCTACGGATAGGACTCGTGTGCTTTCAACCCAGAACTCGCTGACTTCTGCCTCGCCATCGTAGTTGACATCACTGTCATCCATGTCCAGCCCGATAGAGTCGGCAATTTCTTGTGCAGATTCTGCATTCTCTGACCTGTACTTGACGGTGGTCTTGACAGTGAACTCAACAAACGCTTCGTATTCTTTAGTGAATACGAGTTGACTAGAGA